TTCGCTAATTGTGCCGCATCTGCGGGACTTATGCCTGAGTCCATAAGACCTAAGGCTGTTTTTTGCTCTTCACCGAGAGAGTCTTGCCACGTATCAAAGCGTGCCTCAGCTTTCCCACTGATAGTCTTTTCAAGAATGGCTTCTACATCCTCTATTGACTTAACCTCTCGTCCTTCTATAGGAGTAAGAAGTCCTTTTTCTACGAAGTCCTCAACGAACGCTTGTAACGTCGCTGCATTCCCCGTATTTGTTTCTTGATTAGCCTCTGCAGTTTTTGCTGGGTCAGCTGTAGCTTCTGCGCCTTCGGCCCCTTCCGCTTCGGAAGTAACTAATGCTGCTACATCTTCGGGAGACATTAAATCCCCTTCTTGATAATCTATTTTTTCTTCTACTGCCCCTTCAACTACTTCAGTACTACCTTCTGGTATCGTAGGTTCCTGTGTCTCTGCTGGAGCTTCTATGCCCGCGAATGCAGCTTCTGCCGCTTCGGGACTCATAATCTCGATGTTAATATCGTCTGCCATAATATTGAATTTGATACAAAGATATTACGTATTTTGCTTAGGAGGTAAGATAATCTTATGAATTCTCCGTTGCGGTATAGCGTTTACTTTGTATTGCTGGATGTTCTATTTGCTTTTGCAATCCGTTCTTGGGACTTAGTGGTTTTGTCTACCTTAAGTTGGTCGGATGCTAACTTCTTATCTGTCTCTCTAGATTTATGTGCACGTTCAAGATTCCCCTTAATAACATCAGCTTCCGCTTCTAGGCGGTCGTCAATACCGTTATTGTTGGTATCAATAAACTTATCAGCTGCAATTTTAAACGCCTCAAGTTCTTTGTCGTTTTTATGTTTGTTATTGTCGACTAGAATCTTAGCATCTATTTCACCTTTAATCTTAGCCTCTTGATTTGCTTTCTCCATCTCTTTCAGTTGTTTCTGTTCTGCAGAGATACGCTCAGCCGCTCTGTCGAGACGACGTTGTACATCCTGTAGACTACCAGACTTACGGATAGAGATAATGTCAGCAAAGCTGGCTTGTTGATTTTGAATCGCGGCTTGTGAAAGGCTTTTAATATCTTCCATTAATTCGAAGTCATCAGAAGCATTACTCATGTAAAGGTCGTACTCTGATTCTAAAAATTCGTCATAATTTAAGATAACCTCCATACCCATGTTGTCGAAGACATACTGAGCATGTTGTGGCCATTTCTTATATGAGTACTTACATACTTCTAGAAATTTAGTTAAGTAGCGTTTCTTGAAGAAACTGTGGGTTGCGAACCATTTTTCTGTAATGTGTGATGATTGTGTAATCGCCTGCTTAACATTACCCACTCGTTCGGAAGTGGCAATCTGTGCCTCACGCTGGTCATTTACTCCAGATAGTTTACCCATCATATACTCAATGTTCATTAGAACTTCAGTATACAATTTAATAGACTCAGAGTTACTAGCTCGCAGCTCTGTAGAAGTTAATTGATTAAATGTACCAGCTGCTAATCCTTGGCTAGGGCCAGTTAAGATTTCTGCAGATGGGTCAAGAGGCATAAGTTTTTTACGGAAGGCGTATTTTAACCATTCGTCTGGGTCCCAATCAGATGGAACCATGTTGATATTATATGCCAGTACGTTTCCATGATTTGTTGCAATCTCTTGTTGACGCGTCCACCATACTATATCGAACTGATAATCAAACGGCTTAAGAATGTCCATTAAAGAGAATGCCATACTTTGGTTAGTACTGTTGATACTTCCAATATAGTTAGGAGTACCTTCACTGATGTTAACTAAAGATTTTCCTACATAAGGAATAGGGCGTACATCAACATAAATATCTTCCCCAATCTTAGTACCTTCCCACCATTCATTTGGCCACATCTCTTTTACAAGCTGTTCCCCCTTGGTAGTATCAATCTTATAGGTGTCAGCAACTGTCTTAAACTGCTTATCACCGAATCTATCAATATAACTAATCATGAGTACTCTACGACGACTTCTCCAGTTTACTTTAACAACACGTACGTTCCCGTCTGTATCATAAGCGCCTGCGAAGACATTAGAGTATTTTGAATCTAAAAGAAGCAATCCTTCTGCAGCCATGGTCCCCACTTTGGGCATAGGAATGAAGCCAGGGTTTTCTTGATAATTTGTAGCTTTTGTTAATTGTCCCCCAGTCTCCAATTTGTCAACATCATCGCGGGATAATTGTTCGTAATACTTATCGATAATTTGTCCCACACCTAAATAACCATACTCGACAATCATCTCTGAATCCTCGATATGCATGGAATTAGCCCCACCAATGGTGAAGATTTGTAGTGGGTTACATTTTCTAGCAACAGCTTGGTTACCTTCTACCCCAGCAAACATCACACACTCCCCTGAGATTAACCAATCTTCGAAGGTTTGTGAGAACAATTCTGTCATGTTCTGCTTATAGTATTCTCGTTTAAGAATCTTGTTAGCAGTAATCTCTCTATGGTCTTGCCATTCATACTTAAGGTAATCCTGGAATTTAGCCATTTCAGATTCTATAAGTTCGTCTGGAAGGTCGTTGTCTTTGATGGTGTTATTCACCTTATCCATAAGGAGAGCCTTAAGCTGATTCTCCTTCTCACCGATACCCTCTTGGTCATTAGCGGAGATAAAGACTTTGAAATCGTCTTTACGTTTTCTTTCTTCCCCTACTAGTAGACGGATTTTATTGTTACCCATCCCTATATGTTGGAAGGTGTCCTTAAAATCGTCGATACCTAATTGGTGGGGGTCACATATTTTTTCTACATCACTGTGGTCAATAATACCAGAGTAGAGGTTATAGTTAACCTGTTTGTTACGCTGCGAGGAGCGGATAGAGTCACTTTGGTAGAACACAAGGTCACAGGCAACGTCTACGCATTTTTTCCACCATGCCTCAGTTTTTTGGGAGTCTGGAAGCTTTTGCCTAGGAAATTCTGAAACAAGAGGTGCTCTTGATTTTTGGTTTATTGACATAGTTTAGATTACTACTGATAATTTACAAAGGTACTAAATAAGTTTTAACTACTTATTCCTCTTGTGGAATTCTTTTGCAGCCTCCTCAGCTTGGTCAGCTCTAGCTATAATATCTGCGATACGTGGGTCTTGAGCCCCTTGGTTAGTTATGGACTTCTTAACTAATCCCATTTTCACATAATAAGGATGTTGTGCACGAGACTTATTAGCTTCTGTGTGGTCAGCATGACTTTTGTACATTGTGTTGTCTAACCAGAATAAAGCACTTAACGCTGATACACGGTCATAGTTACCGTCCTTGTTCCATGTGATAAGCTCTCGCAAAAGTGCTGGAGACTCAATAGTCTTTATAGGAGTATAACTTGGGTTCTCTACATCTAATTGTTCTTTTAACCACGAAAGGACAAATTCTCTACCCGAACGGTTAAGTGTCTCAGATGTGGGTATTCCCTTAGAGGTATTACTTCCAATCTTATATGTGGCTTTATTGCGTAACTGGGTAGGAGTATCCGCCAGTAAGAACGTACTCCTTTGTTGTTCGAAATAGGTGAAGATTCCTGGAAGAGTTTGCTCATACATAATCTTCGCGTTGTAGTACATAGCCAGTCGACGGCATTTCTCATACGCCTCTGTAGGGTCATCTGTACGACCAGTATACTCCGCAACAATCTTCCGTGTCCATCTATCAAATACAAAACACGAGAATAATGATGTGGTAGTGGCGCGAGCCTTATCCACGGTATCAGCTCCGATAATATACCTCATAGGAGGTATGCGATTCATGGTGGGGTCTATCTGTGGTTTCTGATAAATTTCCACACAACCTTCTCTATCCTCATCTCCCAGTAATGGGAAATTTCGTATAGGTTCTAATGTAGTATCGTTTACCCACTCTAGTTTTCCTCCATTAATAATTTTCAAACTTCCTTTAAAGGTGTGGGACAAACGGTCAGGATGCTGCATGAGAAACTGATATTGTTCCTTTAGCTGGAATGCTGGGAAGTAACCCCCCTCAACAACCAAGAAGGCTTCAGACGGTTTCTGTGGACCGTTGATAATCTCTGTGATGTATACAGAGGTATCTGTTGATTCTTTAGCCGTCTCACGTCTATGCTCGATATATTCCCTAGACTTGTTTAAATCGGTGATTTTATTCTCACCCATTTTAAACTCGTTTAATGTTAATTCATAAGGTACGAAATAACCAATCTTTTTATGTGTGTTGTCAAAGATGTCATCGTAGCTGATACAGTTAAACTGTTCAGGATTACGGAAGACAGATTCAGCATAGACTGCCGATTTCCCTGAGATGTAACCACCAGTACCTAATGCCCAAATAACCAGACGTTGATATTGTTTCGAAGATTGTGTGGCCATAATTGCACCCCAAGCTTCTCGAATGTTTGTCATGAAACCAATCTCGTCAAGTACCACAAGGTTAGGACGCGTACCATTGGCAGCAAGTGGGTTATCCTTAAAAGTTCTGTGTCGTAGTAGTGACCCGTTTTTAGACCTCCACTCTTTGTTAGGCGCTAATGACCCTGTATGTGATACTTGTAAAGGTGAAGCGTATGGGACGCCCATATATTCCACACTTCCTGGTAAGTGGTCGAAACCAGTAAGCACCATCCTAAGTAGCGGTTGGGTATATTTCGTATCAATCGCACCGATAATAGTGTCAGATGTATACGGAGTTTTTTCTCTCTTCTGTGATAGGTAATCATCATAATCGATAGCTCCATCAAATAAGAAGTTATGTGCAGCGATTCCAGAAGAAGCGTAGGATTTCCCACCACCCCTAGCCTGGATACTTAACATGTTTTTCGCAGAGTTTGCGTAAAGTGGTTTACCCTTTGGTGTACCGTGCCACATACGCAAGTACTCGCGTGAGGGCATATAAATTTTAGACTCTGATTGTTCTAAACTAATACGACCTAGACGAACAGCAAGGTCTCTATCTGGCCCATAGTTCCTGTCACAAGTATACTCAAGGTCTTCATCAAATCCTGAGAATCCCCGACACTCTTCGTAATAAAAGAATAGTTCCCAGTCAATATCCCTAAGGAAAGGTAGTGAGACTCGCTGAGCAATACCAGTTTCGTCCTCTATCCAAATGTGGTGAAAGTTTATGTAATAGTAAAGAGGGCCTGAAATCCATTTCCCAGAATGCCAGTAACCCTCTATACACCTACGTTTTTGTTCTTTATACCAGCCTATCCGTTTGTACTTCTCTGTAATAGGATTGTACTCAGGATACTCCTTAACTCGAAATAAATCATTACTGACTATCATTATACTTTCTCCCAGAATCCCTCATCATATATTACGCACTTCACTTTGTGTGGAGCTTTCGCCTGTCCACCAAAATACATGTTGTGGATTCTAACAAGGGGATTATCTAATTCATATTTAACATATGGAACACTTACAGAACCATGCTTTCCGTTAGCTTCCGCATACACTTCTACACGACCTGTCTCGTTGTTAACAATAAAGTGCGCCATAACTAAAGCGTCTTCCTCTATCTCCAAGATAGGTACAATATTCCTCAAACCCTTCGAATAACTATAGCAAATAAGTTCTATCCTACCAACCTCAGCAGTTGGTCTCCACCCTATACGAATAGAAGCCCTTTTATAATTAAAAGGAAAGTGAGTGAATCCCCAAATTTTATTGGTATCGTTTTCTTTATCCTTTACGTACCATGCACCTTCTAGCTTGAATACCAAGGAAGCAGCAGTAAAGTTAGTTCTTGTCCAAAGTTTCTTTGTCCAAAAGTTGACAACGTTGTGCCATCCTTTTAATATTACTTGTACTGCCATATGTTCCAGAATTTATCAGATTGTTGTGTAGCGGGGAATCTTCTAGCTAGTTTTAAATTTCTATCATAGAGAAGGAGTCCACGTATAATTGCAAATAATGTTACTGCTAGGAATCCTAATGTTCCCACAACTTGTCCCTCTCCATAAGGCACAGTAGTATGTACAGCTATAGCAAGTCCTATTGTACCCGCCACAAGCAGGTAAGAAGCTGCGTTGGTTACCCACAACCATTGGAGTAAATGTTTGAATGTATTTGTTTTATAAGTCATCATTATCAGATTCAGATGTTTTGTTAGAAAATTCTTTTTCGGATTTCAACTGCTGTAAAGCTTTGGCGTACGTCTCGGCCATCTTACCTGTAGACTCCATCATCTTGTCGAGTTTTGGTCCGTCTTTCATATTATACTCCTGGTCAAGTAACCATTCACGCCTTTCACGTAATTTAGTTTCCCAGAAAGCCATTGTCCTTTGAAGTTCTGATAGACACATTTTCTCAAGTTCTGCCATTTGTGCAGCATACTTCGTTAAGTCAATATCTGTAATACCTTCATTTGTAAGCATCTTAAGAATTTCTTCCTCACCCGTAGGGTGACTGTAGAAAGGACTGTCAGGATGGATTAAATAAAGAAAAGCCCACATAAGATGTGAGCTATGTTTTTCGTTCTTAAACTTCATGAAATATACACTAGCCTTTAGGCTGGGAAATTTCTTCCAGAAGTCTTCACTAATATCAAAGGAGTCAGTTCTTATCTGTATCATTATTCTCTACTCTAGTGTTAATCGCTTTTATTTTCCGATAGTTCGGGACGAATTTCCCCATCTTCGGGAGCATCACCACCTTGAAAAGGAGCGGGTCGTAAGTCTTCTGACCGTCTTGTGGGGCGGCTTCCGACATTACCTGTCTTAACAAGCGGAACTGAATCTTCCACATGTTCAGCACCTGCTCCGTCGGAATGTTCCTCTCCTTCGCTATTTTCTCTACTACGTCTAGCTGTTTCTTGTGCATTTCTGATTATTTTTTGGATATCTTCTTCTGGCCTCTCTGTCACTACTAGTTCAGTATCTTCCTTCTTGGCTTCTGGGAGACTGGGTGTAGTGACAGGTGCTGCCTCTGGAACCTCTTCGTTTATGAAAAAATTAACTAATAATTGGAAACCTCGTTTACCAGTTTTGCCTATTTCTCCAGGCTTAACAACTAGCTTAGGGTTAATTGCCTCATAATCAGGATGCTTCTCTATAACTAAACTCCCATCACTTAAGGTTTTCTTACGCATACCAGATAGGTAGGTGTTAAAGTTGTTAGAGTCTAAATCTAGACTCTCTTTAATTTTGTTACGCGTATCCTGTGAAAAAGTCCATTGCCATCGGATAGTCTCCTTGGCTCCTTCTGACTGTAGGTAATAATACGCTAGTTGGGAAATAATCTTAATTTGATTATCAGTCAACTTTTCCTTTAAGAAGAAATTAGTGTACTGGTAGTACTGTTCGAAGATGTCCTTCTCTGATGCGTTTATTTGGTATAATGACCTCATAACTTCTATTTAAAAGGAATAAATTCTACCTCTGGAAAATCTGTCTTAACACCGTCCGCTAGGAGAGCGGGTAGAACCGAGATTTTCGGTTCCCCCATAACTTCCTCCGACGGGTTGGCTGCCACCGCCCGTAGCTCAGTTCCCTGGCTTGTAATTTTGTATACGACGAACACTGTTCGCGCATTGGCTAAGAATAATGGAAAGAGGGAAGCATTCAGAACGTACAGACCTCTGCCTGTTTTCTGAATGCAACCTTGTTTCACTAAAGCGTAAAACGCTTTCTTTATCCCACTTAAGGAATGCGAACCACCAACTAATTCGTTGAACTTGCTAAATTCCCTACTGGTTCCTGGGAAAAATTGGAAGTGCTGGTAATTCGATAACACGTATTCTATAAAACCCTTTGAAATGTCTGACAGGTCAAAGTGATTAGAGAGGTACGTTAAGTACCCCTCTGTCACTGCCTTGTCGAGAATCACGGTTCCCATTTCGTTTTCTATTGTTTTCAAAGTGTTGTTTGCCATCAATATTTTATTTAAGACCCTGTCTAAGGTGCGCTTAGCACCGCCACAAAGGTACTAAATAATCTGAATGGTATCTACATTAATGAACTTTTTTTCTCCGATGTGTACGATAGTCTTTCCCTCAGCGGTATAGAACACTTCAAAGAGTTCGTCATTTAAGGGGAGCCCAGTAATACTAAATGTATCACCGAACCTCCTTAAATATGCACACAAAAATGAACGAAAAGTGCGCAACATCCAATTATGAAATTTCTTTCTCATTACACTTTGATTGCTTTCTTACGAGGTGCTTTCTTAGCTTTAGCCTTAGGCTTGTTAACTTTAGTAAGCGTTTCGTGAAGTCGTCTCCAAGCATCGTCTAGAGATTCTCCCTCATTTAAAGGAATAGATTGTGTCAACTTTGTGTCAACATGTTCAAAGACTCCAGCATGTGCTTCCTTGTCGTAGTCTTTCCACTGCCATTTGTCTAGGATAAATTCTAGGTACACGAACGCGTTGTCACCTTCTCCCTCAACAGTAGTATCTTTCCAAACCTGTGCAAAGTAGTGTAGATACTTGCCATCTTTGATAGCATTCTCTAGATTTACTTTAGGACCTTCAGTTACTCTTGGTAGAGTTTCCATCCAACTTTTATTACGGTCTGCGACAAATTGCCCCAATTTCCCAAGAGCATCTGCTGTTTGTTGCAGTTGCTTCTTTATGTTTATAAGCTCTTGGCCCATAACATTAAGTCCCTGCATTATATTTTGCTTTTGTTGCGTCTTAGGGTTCTTAGTTGCCCGTCTAATGGACTTACTCTTAGGACCCAATCTAGGCGCTTCTACTGCGTCACCGATGTTTACCGTTTCTACTTCCTCTTGTTTACTCTTACTCATATTGCAATTTTTGTTGTCCCACGTTTTGTGAAACAAAATATTAAAGAATGCCAAGCTAGTTTGATTGCTTGACGTTTTGATAAGTACACTTTTTGATTATCAGCCTGTAAACAAATACTGTTGTGTACCCTGTACAGTTTTGTTTTTGTATTAATTGCCATTAAGCAAAGTTTATCAGCCTTCTATTAATTAAATATGTCCCCCGTTGATATTCTGGGAACGTTAGTAGAATTTCCTTCTCCCGAAGTTTATCGATGTAACGTGATACAGTCGCTGAACTCTTATCCAGTTCTCTGACCATCACTTCCCTATTGGCCTTTGTTGATTGCCATTTATAGGAGTTCTGGTCTGTCTGGTCAAGAATAATACGTAAAGCAGCAGCTAAGTCGTTCTCCATGAGATTCAATATACTTAGGTTCTTATTCATACGTATTTTTATCCAAGTGCGTCTCATTAATCATCTTTAGCGTCCTTACCCGAATCAGACTCCCCAGTAACTGGGACTTCATCAGCGGAATCTAAGTCACCATTAAGAAGTCTTTCTTTCTCGATATTCTCAGCTTCTAATTTAGCGAATAATTCACCACCACGTTTTCGAAGATGGATGATGAGTGTATCTGCCATATTGATAGCGTCCTGCATGTCATCACTTTCAGGAGCCCCTAACATTGGGTCTCCAGAATCTTTATATGCAGATGAGTCAAGTATCTTCCATACGGTGTCTAACCACACATTAACCTCACTCATGTTGTCAAACTTTTGTAAATTTCTTGCCATCATTTCTTCTTTTTAAATATGTTAGGAATCCTAACGTTGTTTGCTTTAGCTTGACGTTTCTTACAGTTACAAGGCTTCCCTGTAACTTTCTCAACCACTTCTACCGCCGCTTTAATTCCAGTAGCTGTAAACACTTTTTCTAAAAGGTCCCCAGCTCCTACTGTATTATCCTCATCTCCCTTAGTATCCATCTCAATTCAATTATTAACCAAGTTTATCCAACTCATTAATCTCTGTCATGGTTGCCCTTATTTGCCGCCCTAGTTTTGTGTCATTAGGTTGAGTCTCTACCATAAGCCGTAAAGCTTCTACTAGACCCATTGCTATAATACCCTTAGTTTCTAATAGGTTTCTATCTCCTTCTTTATTTAGAGAGTCTCCTATAATCATTTCACGACCGTCACCAGTCTTAACTATCCTACGATTATCCTTCGACATGTAATTTCAGTTTTTCTGATACTCTATTAAGTGTAGAACTACGTTTAGTGTAATCCTTAAATGCGAGATATACTCCAGGACTAAGTGAAATAGATACCCCCTCTTTAGAAGAATAGAATGTCATTCCACTACCACTTTCATTTAGAAGTAATTCCTCTTCTATTTGGTTAGTCTTTAAGAAATCAAGTATAATATCTGGCTTTACACGGCCCATATCCTCAATTATCTCCCATGGCTCCTTTACTGGGGCCGCCGATACAGATTCCATAGGTTCATCAATAGTTCCCACATGACTTAATACCTTCCGAATTTCTTCATTGGAAAAATTGTCATATGCTCCCTCGATTCGTTTGAGTATTAATTGGTAACCATCTACCGCTCTTGATATCATTGGGGGGGTTTTCTCTGTACCACGGGCTCGAAGTCCTGTCATAATGTCCACAAGTGCGTATTGGGTAAGGTCTATGCCCTCACTTCTGGCACAACTTAGTTCTATGTCGTAAAACACTGAGTGCTTTGTACGACTTGTATATATACCTTTCAAATTACCAGCTATGGTAAGGGTCATATACTCTTTGTTGTCTGCTATCATACTGCAAATTTACAACTATTTATTGAACTATTATCACTTATTGATAATAAAGTTAAACTATTTTCATGTTCTATGCCCCACCAATGCCCCAGTTCCTTTGTACACTATACTATTCTTCGAATTTAGGTAATATTCTTGCGTATGTGAGATATTTAACAGGGGTAAATAAAACTATTATCATCAGCTATGATAATACTATTCTCATCCTGGGTGATAACACTATTCTCATAGCTAGTGATAATAGTGTACACAGCATATGATAATAAGTTTAGCCTGATACTCAGTACGTTATACCGAGGATGCTACGTTTCAGAGCAAAAAAACACCCTCGTATCCTATAGTAGTAACTACTTTAGTACCCTATCTACAGATATATGCTTACTTGGACACCATGTCTTAGTTATTGTTCAAGTGCTTGGTTTTAGAACAAATACCTTTTCAAAAAATTTTTTAACTCCTTAGAAAATACGGGTACTGGGCTTTAATGCTAACATA